CGATCCTGGCTGAGCTTGGATCCGCCGTCTGCGCTCCCCGCCGTGAGAATGTTGGTGTCAACGCGCGAGGAGATGTTGGAGGGGTTCAGCTCGAAGATCGTGTCTGGGACGAGGACCTGCTTGCTGACCGTGCTGATCCTGTCAACATCGATGCTGGTCTCGGGGGTCCTTCCCGTGTCCACCCTCGCCGCCTTGAGCATGAGGGAGGTCCCTATGCGCCGCAGCTCGTCGAAGGACGCTGTCTCTCCCGCGCGCTTGAACTCGCCGAGGATCTCGGGTATGCTGATGCCGCGGGAGTCGATGTCCTCGGGCGTGGTTCCCGGCGGGGCGAACTGCTCGCCCCTCGCGCTCGTGTACCGGTTCTCCACACGCAGGGACGACTCAACAACGGTGGGAACCCTGTCTCCAGGCGTTGTCTGGGTGTGAGTGCCGCCGCTCTTGTCGACGCCGGTCCCAGCGACACCGGGCAGGAGCTCATTGCCTCCCTTGCCTCGTGTCTTATCGACGAATCCCCTGTCGCCCGTGAAGCGTGTCAGGCGGCCGCTGTCCGAGTACTCCTGCAGGCCGTCGGCCCTGACGAACACGCGCTCAGCGCCCGTGCTCTCAGCGCTCGTCAGCGGGGCGGGATCGCCCTCGGGAGTCGTGAGGACTACCTCCTCGCCGCCCGGCGCGATCGCGTAGTCGTTGCGGTCGGTCACGTAGGCGAGAAAGTCGCGGAGCAGGGGCCGTATGGGCTGGCCCGTTCCCACATCCGTCCCGAGGTCGTCCTCGCCGGGATCGTAAGCGCGGTTTGCGCCCGGGTCCGGCGCGAAGGTCAGCTGATCGCCGCCGCCTCGGGACCCGAGAAAGTCCTTGAGCCGCTCTCTAGCCATTCACCCTCCTTGCGATCTCACGGAGGAGCATCTCCTTGCCCTCCCTGTCAGCGACCGCGGACTGAATCATAGCGATGACGCCCTCAGTCTCAGCCTCAATGCTCTCAGAGGTCGATCTGACGCGCTCCTGCTCCTCCTCGCTGAGTCCCGCGAGGGCGAACTTCTCAAGCAGAGCGTCAAGCTGTTTAGATCTGTCGGTCATGGCGAGATTCCACTAGGGGGAGGGTGGGGGCTGCTTCTGCAGAGCGAAGTACCCCGTGGAGGCGAGCTTCGAGGCGAGAGCGTTGGAGTCAAGCGTCACGTTGAGCGTGAGGTTGATCGGGGAGGATCCCGCCGCGGTGGCTGAGGTGGTCCCGCCCGCCACAGGGGCTGCTGCCGCTGCGGGTGCCACCGCGGGTGCAGACGCTGGCGCAGCGGCAGGCGGTGCCCCAGCAGGCGCAGCGGCAGGAGTAGGTGTCGCCACAGTGGCAGCTGCAGGCGTTGTCGCGGTGCCCACAGGTGCAACAGCTGTCACAGGGGCAGCAGCAGGCGCGGGGCCCAGGACGGCTGGGTTGGCGTTCGTTCCCCCGGACAACACTCCGCCGGTCGTGCCAGTGGGAGCAGCGCCTGTGCCCTGCGCCTGCCCCATGATCCTGACCAGCTGCTCAGCGGCGGCCTGGTCGGACATCATCTTGTCTGCTAGCCGCTGAAGAGCTACCTGCTTAGTCGCTGCATCTACGCGCGGATTGAGAACTGTGACGACATCTGGGTAGACCGCTGCGTTCGACTCAAGTCGAGCGAGGAGCTCTGGCGGAATCTGGTAGCCTGTGACCGCCTGGTACTGGGCGTCCTGCGGTGCCCCTCTGCCAGGCTCAAACCGCTCAGTGTAGTCGATCTGGCGATTGCCCGAGAGCTTTTGTCCCGCGTGCTCTTTTTCGTAGGTCACCTCAAGCGTCTCGCCGAATGCCCTTGTGGAGGCAGCTGCGACCCGCGCGGTGCCCTCTGCTGTCTTGAATGTCTTATCAAGCGCTGTCTTGACAGTGTCAGACTTCTCCAGGAAGAGGTTCGCCTTGTCGAAGAACTTGGAGCTGGACGAGGCAAGCTCTGCGAACTGGATGGCGGAGCCTCTCGCCTGCTGGCCTAGGCGGGTGAGCTGCTGCTCGCCCACCATGTCCTTCATCTCCTCCATGGTCCTGTAGACCTTGGCGATGTCGTTGTCCAGCAGCTTTATGGCGTCAGCGGGAGCCTTCTGGGCGTCAGCAGCCTTGCTTGCCGCGTCGAGGATGGCGTCAGTGTCGACGCCTGCGCGCTCTGGATCGAACAGCGCGAACAGGGTCTCATCGTCCGCGATGTTGGTGATCTGCTTGAAGGTGCGGATCATTGGAGCTGAGAGCTCTGAGACGTCGACGCCCGCGCCGATCACGCTCTCCCTCAGGTCGTCGATCGCCTTGAGGACGCCATCTGGGCCCGAGTTCATGTCGACCATCATCTGCATGGCGTCAATGTTCACGCCCAGGGCCTGGGACAGCTGCGCTGACGCGGAGGCTGCAGAGTCAAAACTGCCGAACGCCCTTCCGATGGAGCTGTTCACCTCCTGGACGGAGACGCCGAGGGACTGGAACTTGACCGCCGCCGCCGTGGCAGCCTCAATCGACACCTTGCCGAAGGTCTCGATGTTGGTCGTGATGTTTGCGACCTCGGAGGCGACCATCTTGGTGTCCATGCCGAACTTGTCTGCGAGCTGCTTGGAGAATGTCCCAATGTCAGCCAGCATCTGGCGCGAGTCCTCTCCTCTCGCCTTGGCGATCTTCATGATCGCGGCAGTCTCCTCGCCCGAGAGGCCGGACGCCTTCTGGAGAAGCTGCGTGATGATGAGATTCTGGCCCTGCAGGTCGTCCGTGAACTGGATTGCAGAGCCGTGGAAGTTGCCGATGATCTCCTCGGCGGCGGCGGCGGCCTCATCGGCAGTCTCAAAGACGTCAGCCAGGTGAACGCCTGACTCAGACATCTCCAGGAAGCTCTGCCGGAGAGCCTCGACCTGCTGGTACTGCAGCTTCGTTGCGGACTTGCCGAAGGTCTCCTGCTGGAGAGAGATGTCGCCGTACACGTCGACGACGCGCCTCTCGTACTGCTGCGCCTGCTTGAGCCCCTCGTCGAATATCGCCTGCGCCGCGTCCACAGCGCCGCCTATGATCTTGATCCCGCCCTTTCCAAGCGACGTCGTGATGTCCTGGAAGAGGCCTGTCTGGCGCTTCTCCAGCTCCTCAAGCATCCTCTGGACGTCTTTATCGGTAAACGGCATTGCTCAGTCCTGCATGTACCTATGTGGGCCACGCAGGTCAGAAGCTGCGCGACAGCTTTCCGAGACGACTCTCGAGCGTGCTGGCGGCAGCCTCAGCCTGGCTCTGCGCGGACGCGGACTTCCTCTGGTTCGCCTTTGCCTCGTCCACCTCGCGGATGTACCGCTTGATGAACCAGTTGCGATACATGACGGGCATCTCACGAACCTCCCCGTAGGAGATCGGAATGCGTCGCATCAGGAAGTAGAAGTCCTCGAGAATCCGCTCTCGATCACTCGGCGTCAGGCCAAAGAAAGGAGGGACCGATGGGCATGTCGACCCTGCTCGCCTCCCCGCACGATGTGCAAGTCATGTCGCACGTCATGTCGATTCCTGGCTCAATCTTCTTGATCCTGTTGCGCAGGGTGCGCGCGTCACGAGCGGGCATGTTCTTGACGAACATGCCGATCTTCGTGCGATCGGTCACGTCTCCCACAGACACAATGGACTTCTCGAGGAACGCGGTGACGCCCGACTCAGGGGCGTCCGGAAGGACTGCGCGCATCTTGGCGTTCTGCGCGTTGATGTCCTCCTGGTCCCTCCCCGTCAGGATCTTGAAGGTGACGCGCTTCTTGGTCACCGGGAGGTCGATCGCGAAGGCGTTCTCGCCCGGCACCGTGGGCTCCTCCTCGAGGCGCTTGATGCTGAGGGACCCGAGGTCGAACGTGTAGGGACCGCGCTGGCCGCACTTCTCGCAGGTCGCCTCGACGCGATACTCGCTGCCGTAGCCAGTGATCCTGATGGAGATCATCAGGGCGTTCCTGTCGCCCGCGATCAGCTCAGCGGGATCTCCGCCCTTGTCGACCATGCAGGACCTGATCAGCTCGTTGATGATCGTCCCCTTCTTCATGAGGGCGCGGGACGTGAGGATGTCCTCCTCGCGAGCCGTCATGGCCCTAATCTCGATCGTCTCCCTTCCGTGGAAGAAGCTGCCCTTCGGGTAGACCGCTCCTCGCGAGGGGAGCGGCACTGACTCGACCGGAACTTCCCATCCAAAGTCGTCCCGCATGACATCCCTGCGGGGCATTGCTGGGTGGACTGCTTGCTGTGTGAAGATCTCGTTGTTGTCGCGGCTCATGTGCGCAATTGTACAGCGCGTCTGTCTACAGGTCCTCGCCGGACGTCCTGGTTCTCACAACATCAAAAAGTGTGGTGACGGCGTCCTGCAGCTCCTGGAGGTGCTGGTAGACGACGGGCGAATTGATGGCTGACGCGGTGACTGCGCTTTCAAGCTGCTTGACTGCGTCCATGACCGTCTCCTCCATCTGGTCAATCTCCTCGGGAGACAGGGTCGGCTCCGCCGGGGGAGAAGGCTCGGGCTCCTCGGATCTGCCGGTTGACCCATACGCGCCCGTGAGGATACTGTGCACAGCCATGGGATCGTCATCTTCGACTCCTGCCAACAGGGCCGTGAAGTCGAGCTCATGTTCGGCAGCCTCACGCATTCGAGATGGGCCTCTGCGCACACTGCGTGCAATTTCATCGGCAAGCGACCTGACGATCTGGACGTAGTCATCGACCTCACGTCTCGCAGCATCGCTCAGGTCGATGCTCCTCAGGACATCGAGAGACGCCTTGACAGCGTTCGCAGCGTCGCGAACGCTTCGGGCCGAGGCGCCCGCATCGCTTGCGCGCGATGAGGAGCGCTCAATGTAGGGGGTCTCTTCGCTCTCGAGTGAGCGACTCCGCGGCGTCACAATTGCGCTGACAAGCGACATTGGGAAGAAGTCCTCTTCATACTGGGCCGATCCTGCGTACATGGCAGAGAGGGGCCAGGTGCTCAGCATGAGCATCTTCTCAATCTTGCTGAGGATCTGCTGCTCCTCGTCCGGACTTCTTCCCTGCCTCTTCATGACCCTGCGTGCGGCCGCAGCAGCCATGATCTGGGGCCTGCCGCTCTCAAGCTCCTCCCTGTAAGCGCCGAGGACCTCCATGTCGTCCTCGTTGTTGAAGTCTGGGTCGTCGTGCGCGAAACCCACCTGGAAGGCGCGTGCCAGGGAGGAGATCGTCGGATACTTCCTTCTGAGGAGCTCAAGATCGTTCTTGTCGGGCTCTGTGCCGAGAACATCGGCAGGAAGAGCGACGGCAGTGCCCCTCTCAGCTGGGAGAGGCAGCCCCTCGTCGTAGAGCCTGCGCAGATCCGCGCTCAGGAGGATCTTCGCAGCGTCCTGGACCTTGCTGCGCATCACTGCGGCTGAGGCTGTCGGGTTGACGTTAGGGTTCAGGCCCATCATCAGGTTGTTGTATGCCTGATCTATCTGCTGACGAGACGCCGTCCTGCTGACTCCGAGCACCTCGTAGTAGTCCTCAGAGGCGCTTCCCACAAGCCTTCTGCCCACCACAGTCGTGTATCTGTCAAGGGAGGATGGGATCGTCCTCCCAGTCCTCTCCTCCAGCTCCAGAAGAAGCTGGCGCGCGTGGACGGCGAGAGCAAGCTTCCTGGGCGTGACGCTTGGTCTGGACTGTGCCTCGCTCAGGATCCTGCGAACAATGCTGCTGAGTGAGATCATGCCTTTCCTCTGACGATTAACTATCGCTAAAAAGGCTTGGGGCGCCGAAGCGCCCCAAGCGGCCCTAGGTGCGGATCGAGGATCAGTACTGGAGGACGCAGTTGTCGAAGCGAACCGTGAGCTGAATGTCCATGGTCGCGCTGTCGTCCGAGTAGTCGAGGTTCCCGTAGCGGGCGTCCGTGAGGAAAGCGCCCTTGATGTCCCAGAGCTCGACGACGGTGCCGACCGGATCGAGAAGCTTCAGCTGGATGTCACGCTTGTAGAAGTCAGCGTAGCCCGCGCGGCCTGAGACTGACTCATAGTGCGTGCGGATCCACTCCATGACCTGCTGCGCGCCCGAGGGGGCGATTGGATCGTGCAGGGTCATGCTGATCGTGGAGAACTCGAGGCGGCCAGCGATGTAGCGCTTCGCGTTGATGAAGGGAATCATCTCCTCACGGATTGTGAATGTCGGACGGTCGGTCGACTTCACAAGAAACGCGTCAATGCCCTCGCACATGAGGACCCATCGAAACCGGCGCTTCGGCTCGAACTTGTTGGGAAGCATTTCCGTGACGGAAAGTGTCTCAGCCATGTGATGAATCCTCTCTTCTAACTATGCGTTAAATCTCAGCGCCAGCGTTTGTCACCACGAAGTCGAGGGCGACGAACTCTGCAGTGCGCGTGGGCTGGACGTAGATCTTGCCGCGAATCGTGTTGTTCTCAACGTCTGCCTGGGTGGTCGTGCTCGTGTCGATCTGGACGCGGTACCTGACGACGCCCGCGCCCTCCTGCACCCTCTGCAGGATCGGGTTGACCCGCGCGCGGAAGTTCGCGAGGGTGGACTCCCTGTTCGGCTCGAACAGGATCGTGTTGGCCACAGCCCTGACCTGACGCCTGATCTCGATGAGGAGCCTACGAACGTTGACGCGATCGAGCGAGGACTCTGTCGCGAGAAGCGTCTTCTGGCCCCACACGACCACGCCGTCGGTCGTGGAGATGATCGGGTTGATCTTCGCGTCGTAAAGGGTGTCGAGGTTCTGCTGACTGAGCAGAACCGTGGGCTCAGTGACCGAGGTGAGGACGCCGCGGGTCTGGCCTGCGGGGGCGAACCAGCTGCGCGCGAGCCTGTCGTTCTGGCTGTAGGCTCCGAGGACCGCGACCGAGGGCGGCACCCTCTGCGTGCGACCCGAGGAGTCGACGGTCATGACGACGTCAGGGAAGTACGCTGCAGCGAAGGAGCTGTCGAGCGCGCGGCTCCTGAAGTTCGTGGTGGTGTTGGTCACGCTGAGCCTGGGCGACACGTCCGAGGAGGTCACGTAGATGTTCTGCGTGTCCTTCTCCTCGATGTCCATGATGTACAGGGCATCGAAGCGGTTCTCCACGGCGGTGATCGCGTAGTCGCTGATGGACGTGTGCCTCATGCCGGGAACCGTGAGAAGCTGGATGTCCACGTCCGACTTGTTCGTCAGCGTGTCGATCGCCTTCCTGACAGACGCCACCGTGGGACCTGCGGTTCCGCCCTGCACCGTCGCGTCGTCGATCTCGCGCTTGGCAGCGGCATTGGAGAGGCGGGACTTCTCGCCGTCGAAGATGTTGACGCCGTCGAAGCCGCCCTGGAGGAAGAAGCTGAACTTCGCGTACGCCCTGTTGCCCGCGACGGTGAGGTCGTCCACATTCATCGCGCGGGTCTTTGTCGCGTCGTCGATTGGGATGCCGCCCTGCCTGTAGTAGGAGGCGCTCACCCACGCGTTGACCGAGGTGTCGGCCTTGCCATCAGATCCTGTGACAACCCTCACCCTCTCGAGAGAGAAGAAGTTGTTGTTGAACCTGTCGGAGTCAAGAACCGTCCCGCTTGAGTCTGCCACGCCCGCGTTGTTCCCGACCCACGGCGCCCTGAAGTTCGTGTGGTAGTCTGCGAAGTACTTCGTGTGGCTGTTGATGGTGGGCGAGGGGCTTGTTGAGATGTTTGGCTGGTCGAGCGAGACTCGCCTGTTGAACTGCACGCCCCATGAAAGCGCCGAGGAGACTGTGCGTGTGCTTGCGCCGATCGTGATGTTCTCACGGAACGGCACAGGCGGCACGACCGCCGCGCCGAGGAAGGTGGGCTGGTCCTTGGCGGCAACGAAGCCGACGCCAGTTCCCGCCGAGAATATCCCGGATCCGCTCGTCACGAGGTGGTGGTGGCCGCGGAAGCCGAACGGGAGGGCGTAGGCCGGAATCTCCTCGTTGCGGAGCGCGTCCGACACCTCGACTCGAATGTAGTTCGAGCTGTTCTCGTAGTCGCCAGTCGAGACGATCTTCTGCGCCCTAGTAGCGCGATCGAAGTCGAAGTAGGTGTACCTGTCGCCAATCCTGCGAGCGATGTAGTTCTGGGAGTTGGGATCGAGAGTGAGTCCGCGGAACGCCTCGAGGACGGCACGGTTCTCGTCAGAGTCCACCACGGCCGACCCACCGCCCGTCGGGAAGATCGGATCGAGAGCGCGGACGACGAGGTCGAACGTGCCGTACTGCGTGTTCGACAGGGGCTTCGTGATGTTCTCAATCGTGATCTTTGTGCGCGTGGTGGCGGCGGCGCCGTCATTCAGCGCATGGATCCTGAAGAGGTTCCGCGCGCTTCCTCCCACAGTCTGCGAGACCACGAAGGGTGAGAAGGCGGCCTTGTACCGCTCCTCAAAGCCCTCGAAGTTGGGCACGCTGATTGTGCCGCTGTTGTGCGTGGCTGATCCCGAGAGGATGAAGCCGACCTCAAAGCGCCGCTCAGCCTCTGTGTAGCCGTTGTTGTCGTTGACAGTCTCGAAGAATCCCGCCGTGTGGACGTTGGCGCCCGTCACCGCCGCGAGCGTCGGGTGGACGTCGTAGTGCGTGTAGAGGTAGTGGCCCGCCTGCTCGATCTTGAGGGGATCGGTGTTGAAGGCGCGAGAGATGTACTGGGGGCTGTCCTCGTCGAACGACGCGGTGATCCAGGCCCTGTACTGCGCGGTGTCCCTGTGCCCGTTCAGGATGAGGACGAAGCTCTGTCCCTGGCCGACGGATCCCGTGACGAGGCCGCGAATGTTCGAGTCGACGTTTGTGGGGCCGGTCGAGGGCGTGTTGGTGCCGTAGTGCGCGGAGGAGAGGGCAGGGACGACGCCCGAGGCCACCATGAGGACGCCCCTGATGATGGGCACCGCCTGGGGATCTGTCTGGATGCCCGCGCGTGAGAAGACGGTGCTTCCCGCGGACTCAGACATGAAGCAGCCAAGGAAGTAGGTCCGGCCAAGCGGCCCACCGGAGTAGGCGTACGGATTCTCATTGACGAGTCCGCTCGCCTGCACCTGCCTCGCGCCTGCGACGAAGCCCGCGCTGGTCACCTTCCCAGAGTTGACCCCGGAAGAGGTCCTGCGAGTGCCGTCTCCAGCCCCCAGAACCCTAACGTATGTCAGCGCGGTCGCGTTGCGGAGCCACTCTCTGGCCGCAAGCATACCGAACCTGGTGGAGTCAACCTCGCCAAACACCGTGGTGAATTCAGCGAAGGATCCCACGGTGACCGGCACAAATGCGGGACCGCTCACGGCGGTGCCGATCACGCCAGCGGGAACTCCCACAACAGGGGAGCGTGTAGCGCCGCTGAGATCAATCTCTCTGCTGCTAACACCAGCGCTCTTGAAGGTGATCTCTGACATGTGGCGTCGCTCCTAGTGCTCTGCCTTGTATCTATTGATCATCAGAAGCTCACCCCCGCGTTGGTCACCACGAAGTCGATCGCGATGAACTCAACGGTGCGTGTGGGCACGATGACAATTCTGCCGTTCAGGCGATTGCTCTCGACGTCCGCCTCAGTGTTGTTGCGGGAGTCCATGATCACATCGAACGAGTCGATGCCCTGCTGAGACTGGATGATCGCCAGCTGTGGCTTGACAGCGTCCACGAACCTCGCGCGGGTGGCGGGAGTGTTCTGCTCGAAGACGATGCCGCGGGCGATGCCCTCGACGATGCGCTTCACCTCGAGGAGGAGGCGACGCACATTGAGCCTGTCGAGAGAGCTCTTTGTCACCTGGAGCGTCTTCTGGCCGAAGATGACGAACCCAACATCTGGAAGACGCGCGATCGGGTTGATGCGCGCGACGTAGAGGTTGTCCCTGTCAGCGGAGTTGAGTCGGACCTGCGTGTTGTTGACGAAGGACAGGGCGCCGCGGCTGAATCCCGCTGGGGCGTACCAGGGGTAGGCCACGGTGTCGCTGTAGGCGATGCCTCCCATCGCGGCGACCGAGGCAGGAACCTGGACGCGGCGGCCCGTGATCGTGTCGGTGATCGTCACATCAGGGAAGTATGTCGCCGTGTAGTTGTTGTCGATCGCCCGCGCAGAAAACTGATCGCAGGTGGACTGCACATCAGGGCGCCTGCCGTCTCGGGCGAAGACGCGGATCGTGTCCTCGGTGTAGGAGGGGATGTCAGCGACGTAAGCGGCCTTGCCGTACTCCTTGACCTTCCTCGCGGCGTGGTCCGTGATCAGGGACTCCCTCATGTCCGGAAGGGCGAGGAGGTTGATCCTGGAGGTGGCCGTGTCGGCGATGATGTCGACCGCAGTCCTGAAGGAGTTGACGCCGTTGTTCTGAAGCGCGACGCCCGAGGGATTGCTGATGCCGATGTCGACGGTGTTGAGCGCCTTTCCGCCCACCTCAGCCGAGGTGGAGCGGTCGCTCAACACGGCAGCGTCCCTGTCGAGGATGTTGACACCGTCGAAGCCACCGTAGAGGAAGGTGGTGTACTTGGCGTACCCGCTGAACCGGTTGAAGTACGTGGAGCTGGTGAGGGCGAGCACCGAGGCGAGGGTGATTCGGCTGTAGTTCGCCTCCTGGGGATCGACTATCGTGTAGTCGGTCGTGTCGGGCACGCCGTTCCTGATGTACGCCGCCCCGCGCATGTGCTCATCAGCTGTGCCGGTGAGCGCGTTCACGATGCTCGTCCCGACGGGCTGGTTGAAGAGCGCGACCCGGGCGAGCGTGAACTTGTTGCTGCTGTGCTTGTCCGCACCGCTTCCCGTGACGAGCATGTCGAGCTTCTGGATGCCCAGGAACTGCGCGACGTTGCCGATCAGGGGGTTGATGTCAGAGCTTCTATTCGCGTCGAGGATGCCGTCGGTGACGATGGCAGAGTCGGGCGCGGTCTCGAACTTCACGCCCCAGAAGAGGTTGGGGTCAACAGACTCATTGACGCCGATCTCGCCCGTGAAGTTGCCTGTGCTGGCAACTGAGCCGCGTGTGACCTTGAACCTGAGGGGGATGGGCGGCAGGATTGCCTTCTCGAACGAGGGATCAGAGAGCGCGTCGTTCTTCTGGCAGCCGAGCCTGTCTCCCGCGAAGGAGAGGCCCGAGAACACAGCGGTGCTGTCCGTGAGGGTGTCGTTGGTCTTGAGAACCGGAACGCCCCTGAACCCGAAGGGCAGCGAGGCAGCGGGAACCGTCTTGAGCTTGACTGAGTCGGCGACAACCACCCTGACGTAGGTCGAGCGGTTCGCGTACTGCCCATCGACGATGAAGCGACGCTCGGCCTCATTCTCGGTGTCGAAGTCGTAGTACACCTTGCGATCGCCGACGATCTTTCCGACGTACCTGTCGCTCTGGGGATTGAGATCGCAGAGCGGGAACTGCTCGAGGATCTGGATGTTGCTGTCCGTGTCACCGAAGCGACGAACGAGAACGTCGAAGGTGCCGTACGGGTTGTTGATGTCCTCAGTCTTCCTGAGGTTGGCGATCGAGACCTTCACCTGGCTGTTGCCTGAGACGCCGTCGTTGAGGGCCTCGAAGTGGAAGAGGTCGTGCTCCACGTCGCCGAAAGGCTGCGAGATGAAGCTTGGCGACCTTGCCGTCTTAAAGCGGGTGTCAAAGCGGCCAAAGGCGTTAAGCATCGTGAGCGAGGTGTCGCCAGAGCTGGAGGACGTCTTCACGCTTCCAGAGACGACCGCGACGACCTGGCCTGACGTGGCGACGCCAGCGACCTCGGGCTCAACCGGGAAGTGAGCGAGGAGGAGGTGCTCCTCCCTCTGGAAGGCCTTGGGGTCGGTGTTCAGGACGTTGAAGACGTAGTCGTTGCTCCTGGGATTGAGCGACGCAGTGTAGATGCGAATGCCCGTCTTCGTCTCGGCGATGCCGTACCCGGGGGCGGATGAAGAGACGACGAGCTTGAACTTGCTCGCCATGCCGTTGGTGAGAGTCGATGCGCCGATCGTGGCCGTGTCATCGAGCGTGTTCGCCGCAGAGAAGTTCTGGTTGTGGTCGAGGACGTGGACGCGCGTGCCCGACGCGGTCAGGATGATCGCGCGAACGAGGTTGACGGAGTCTGATCCGCCGCCCACGGTGAACGAGTCATTGTCGCTGAACACTGGGAAGCCGATCGCCTCGTTCGCCGTCACGGTGTGCTTCGCGACGAGGAACTGCACTGCGCCCTTGTGCCTGCTGTCACCTGTCGCTCCGGTGATGGAGGACGGCGCTATCTTGAACCCCGCGCTGCGAACAGTCCCCTGCGCGAGAGTGGTCGTCACATCGCCCGCAGTCGTGTTTCCGCCAGCACCCAGCACGCGCACGAAGGTCAGCGCGTTCTTGTGCTTGAGGAACTCGTTCACAGCGTAGGTTGCGGGCATCTCCTCATTGAGTGTCCCGAACTTGTTCTGGAAGTCTGTGAACGAGCCCACAGTGACGGGCACGAAGGCGGGTCCCTTCTCAGAGAACCCGATCACGCCTCCGGGCGTGCCAGTCACTTCCTGGACACGCTGCGTGAGGTCGATCTCGGTCTCGAAGAATCCCGGAGAGAGGAAAGTCTGCTCGGCCATCAATACGCTCCCGCAGTCTTAAGGTCCTTCTAAGTATTGAGAAGGAACGCAAGTGTCAGCGGCCGAACCTTTCTAGATCCACGACGAGGCGGCTAGACGCCACAGTCTCTCCCTTCCTGGGATTAGACGTGATGACTCTGACTCGGGACCCCGTGAACGGGTCCTGGATTGTGTCGGGCACAGTCGCGTTCTCAGTGCCGCGTGGAACCACATCCCTTCCCCTGGCGTCGATCTCCTTCAGGTCGCTCAGGAGGAACTTGGACGCGTCTCCCGATGGAACCTGATTGTCGAGGGGCAGCTCGACCTCGCCTGACGACTGTCGGATAGTGAAGTCAATGGTGGGCGCCGAGAGGTAGCGCCTGAAGGGCGGCGGCTGCCCCGGCTGGGCCGTGGCCATGATGTAGCCCATGACATTGAACGTCAGCGTGCTCTTGACAAGACGCTCGTTCTCTGTGAACTCATCAAAGTTGTTGTTCATCGAGACGCTCGGCTCCATCTCGAGAATGTAGAAGTACCCCTTGCGGCTCTTGACCTTGTACTCCATTCCAGGGCCGACCCTTGCCGAGGCTAGGATCTCCAGGAGCGAGTTCATGTGCTGTGTGTACTGCGTCCAAAACGTCACCTCGTAGGAGGCGGAGAAGAACACAGGGTACGGCATCGTGATGATCTCGAAGATGTTGTCTCCGAGCCTGCTGAGGAGCGGCTGGTTGTCCTCTAGATCCCTGTAGGAGAGGTTTCCCTCGTTCCGCCTGGAGGCCAATGTCCCGGGCACCGCCTCACTTCCCGGCGCAACGTCCTGCAGGGCGAAGTTGGAACGAGATGCGATGTCGTCAGAGTTGCGATAGCGCATCTTGTTGATGAGGCGCTGGTAGTCGCGATCCTCAGGTGCAAGCCTCTTGGAAATCACAAAGTCCGACACGGACCTGTGTGTGATTGAGGGCATCAGCCTCGGAGTGCCCAGCTCAAGTCCCTTGCGTCCCACCGAGATCAAAGGGAGGATGATCGTGTTGTTGTTGTCGCGGAACGGCAGCAGTCGCTTGACGTGCGCAAACCGCTCACCTGTGGCAAAGATCACAGGCACCCTGACAATTGCTGCGCTGGCGCCGCGGGCGGGCTGCGTCAGGTTTCCCTGCTTTCCACGCTGCTCGACCTGAAAGGGGATCTGCTCGTTGAACAGGTCGTAGACGGCGCGATCGACGTCCTCTATTCCCGCTGGTGGGATGTAGAAGTCTGGGACGTTGTCGCCGTCGTGCCTGGCAGGCGTCACCTGGTCGTTGACGAAGCCGTTGTCCGCGTACGGTGTGGGTGATGCCATGTCTATGTCTCGTCGTAGAAGGACGCGTCGTCAATGTCCCTGCCGTCACGCGTGAGGACCTTGGCGGGCCCAGAGATGGGAGGATCCAGGACGCCCCTGCGAACGAGATCTCGCTCGTCTCCCGTGCGTCCCTCCTCGTTGTTCTCGAATCCCCTCTGCTGGTAGAAGTTGCCCTGCACAGCGTCCTTGTCCGTGTGCTCCTCGGATGTGGGGCCAAAGACCTTCGAGACGAAGTTGCTCTGGCGCGACTGCGTGCCCGACACCTTCCACCCGTCGATGTGCTCAACCTGGCCGTAGATGTTGCGCATGTTGAACACAGAGGTGACCTCGAAGAAGACGTCTCCGTAGGAGAAGAAGTCACCGATGTTGACGTTGATCCCGCGCTGGATCATGTCTCGGCCCTGGATGTACGCCTCGATCTTGTAGTACTCCTCGGTCCCGAAGTTGTTCGTGCGAATCTCTGGCGACTGCCACTTGACGAAGCAGTCGATCACGACGGGCATCTCAAAGATCTTCTCGGGCGACTCAGCGTACAGGTCGTGGACCTTCGACTTGATCAGGGAGATGTTGTAGTAGTAGATCTTCTGACCCACCACATCCTTGATCACTTCCTTTGTGATGTCGCTGATGAAGTCGATCTCACGCTTTGTGATGAAGAGACGCGCCATCTGCTACCCCATGGTGATGGCCTTCCCGATCGGAATCGGGATGGTCTTGAGGTGCTTCATGATGTTTTCAGCCTTGGTCGCCTGGACCTCAGCGATCTTGTCGTAGGTGAGGGTCTCGAGCATCTCCTTGAGCTTGGTGTACAGCTTCTCCTTGTCGTCCCTGCCGCGGGTGACGAGGTCCGAGCCGTTCAGCTGGAGGTCTGAGTCAGGAATGGGCACGCTTGAGAACTTGGACCTGATCGTCCCAAGCAGCTCCGTGCAGAGAGCCAGCGTGTACTGCTTGATCCACTGCTTGCCGATCGAGTTCACGCGGCTGTAGACGAGGTTGCCGAACGGCACGTTCGAAAGGTTGGACACGCCGTACACGGTGGGATCGGGACGCTGCGGGTGCAGCGGATCCTGCCTGAACCTCACGCGCAGGAAGAGGTTCTTGGGGAGGTTGACAGTCGGCGTCGGAAAGATCCGCAGCTTGGTGCCCATGATCTGGTAGGAGTAGTTGGACCTTCGCACCCTGTTCGACACGTCGAGCATGCCCGCCCTGAGGATGTCCTCAAAGACTGGGAGGACGTAGAAGATCGTCTCCGGCGTGAAGGACTCAAAGCTGAACTCGTTGTTCAGGTAGTTGATTGCGGACGAGGTGTCGAAGAAGCGGTAGGCGGCCTGCGGGCTGAAGTGCATGACCTCCATGATCCTCATCCTTCCGTTCCCAGGCCCATCCGGGTTCATGGAGGAGGAGATGATGAGGTTGCCTGCCCCGTCTTTCAGCTCATCGTACAGGTCGTAGTCCTGTCGACCCTCCTCTAGCGCGATCGATCCAGACAGGGAGTTGTAGGAGCCTCCCACGCCCGCCTCGGTGGCGTACGGCTCCGCGAACCTCGCAAGGTACTCAAGCGTGTCCCTCGGGTACTTCTCCTCGGCGCCCGTCATGGACCCTGTGGGAGTGCCGAGGAAGTTGGAGAGCTGGGAGCGCGCCTGGTACTGGTTGATCAGCGAGCTGTACTCCAGCGTCGCCTCCTCAAAGCACGCCCAGATCTGCTTCTTGGTCAGCTCAACGGACAGGATGTCGTCGCCCAGCTTGCGCTTGACGAAGGTGACCATCGAGTCCGCGTCCGCCTGGAACGCGGTGTCAGCGTCGAACGCGCTGAACGGCGTGGGGTTAAGGGTGGTGGTGAAGTTCGCCATCTATCCGCCCCTCTTTCGCATCTGAATCAGCCTCTCTTGGCCCAGCGCCTCTTCCCTGCTGGCATGGCGTCCCAGGAGCCTGCGCCTTCCCCTGCTGTCCTTTCGCTTGGTGTAGAGGCAGAACTCCTGCTCGCTCTCAGGGCGCTTTGGATCGATGTCGCCCTTGAGGCAACGCCGAATTACTTCCCTGAGCTGCGTCTCGGTAAGATGAAACACAAAGTTAAGTAGGCACCCAGGAGCTACCCATGATCTTTCCGGATCCACACGTCCTCCGTGAGCACCTCCAGGAGGGAGAGAGAATCGTCTGCACGTCGGGCGGATTCGATCCGCTCCACATCGGTCACATGCGCTGCATCCTGGAGACGGGGAGGATAGCGAGAGAACGGGGCGCCAAGTGCGTCGTGATCGTGAACGGAAACGGCTTCCTCGAGAGGAAGAAGGGAAGGCCGTTCATGGACGAGCTGGAGCGCGCAGAGATCGTCTCGGGCATCCGCGGCGTGGACCACGTCGTGCTCTGGGACGACGGATCCCAGTTCGTGTCGGGCTGCATTGACATACTGGGCCCGATCGCGTTCACCAAGGGCGGCGACAGGACGTGCGAGGGCAACGTCCCTGAGTTCGCTCTCTGCTCACGCATAGGATGCGAGGTCCTGTTCGGGGTGGGCGGCGACAAGATCCAGAGCAGCAGCAATCTCATCGCGGGCGCGCGCTAATAGAAGCGCGGCGCCCCGAAG